GAGATACTTTCTGTTGCTCGCCTACTACACTCCTTTCCACAAACTAACAACAACGGACAGCGCCCAAATGCCTGTAGTTGACATAGAACCAACAACAAATCACCCCATGCCGTATGAGATACAAGACGACATGCCTGCCACGTTCCTTGAGGAGATGGCGGTTGCCGGAAATACGGTCGAGTTGCAAAAAGCCCTCGGTGCAGAGTTCCCCGAGCTGGCCGAAGAAGACATACCCCGCGAGAAAGCCCTGATTGAAGCCGTGCTGAAAAGCAAAGGCAAGAAGGGGAAAGACGACGACCCCAACTATAATAGTATACGTACCCCCACGGTGGCGTTCGCAGCGGCGGCGTTTATCCGTGCTTACGGGGAGTCTCTGGCGGTGGATGCGGCCAAGGCCCGGTCTGCAATTACAAACAAGTTGTTGGAGATTGCCAACTGCGGGGATACAAAGTACGAGTTAAAAGCCCTCGAGCTGCTGGGTAAGCACAGTGATATAGGTATATTCACTGAACGCTCCGAAGTGACCATTAACTACAAGAACCCCGAAGATTTGGAAAAGGCCATCAACGAGCGTGTCAAACGACTGCTCAATGCCAACGTCATAGACATCACACCACTGACTGCCAATATAGATGAAGAGCTCGGTGTGTTTGTCGATGTGCCGGAAAAGGAAGAAACGGAGAAAAACGACTCCGAAACAGCTTTAACAGCACTTGATAAGTTCGAGACTAAACCAACAACCCGTACCAACCTCGAAACGACATTAACTACCCCAACCTTTACCCCCACTCACCTCGAAACGACATGAGCAGCACAGATACTTCAAAACTGCTGGAGAATGTATCACTAAAAGATATACCTGCTATTTTGCCGTTGCTGTCGTTGCAAGAAAAAGAGAAGTTGTTGGCGGAGTTGGAGAAGCTCGAGGAGTTAAAACGGCGCAAACTGGCGCAAACCAAGTTTCTGAAGTTCGTTGAGGCGGTGTGGCCCACGTTTATATCCGGTAGGCACCACATAAAGATGGCAGATGCGTTCGAGAGGGTGGCGGCGGGCAAGTGCAAACGACTCATTATTAATATGCCCCCTCGTCATACGAAGTCCGAGTTTGCTTCTTACCTACTCCCCGCGTGGTTTTTGGGTAAATTTCCGCATAAAAAGGTGATTCAAACCTCCCATACGGCAGAATTGGCGGTAGGTTTTGGTCGAAAAGTGCGAAATTTGGTGGATATGGGGGTATATACGGACATTTTTCCCGGTGTGGCCCTGCAAAGTGACTCAAAAGCAGCGGGAAGATGGGCAACTAACAAGGGTGGTGACTATTTTGCTATCGGTGTGGGCGGTGCGGTAACGGGTAAAGGTGCTGATTTGCTGGTTATTGACGACCCACACTCAGAACAGGAAGCGGCGCTGGCGGAAACCAGCCCGGACATCTACGACAAGACTTACGAGTGGTATACGTCAGGCCCGAGACAGCGTCTGCAACCGGGAGGGGCTATTATTATCGTCGCTACTAGGTGGTCGCAGCGAGATTTGGTAGGGCAAGTGCTCAAAGCCGAGGCGCAGCGGGGTGGAGATGAGTGGGAAGTGATTGAGTTCCCAGCGATACTGCCGTCGGGCAATCCGCTGTGGCCGGAGTTTTGGTCGTTGAAGGAGTTGGAGGTGTTGCGGGAGGAGTTGCCCAACAGTAAATGGATGGCGCAGTACCAGCAGAACCCCACATCAGAAGGTGCGGCTATCGTTAAACGGGAATGGTGGCAGCTCTGGGAAGAAGACAGGCCCCCGCAGTGCGACTTCGTGTTGATGGCATGGGATACGGCGTTCGAGAAGGGCAACCGGGCTGACTACTCTGCGCTAACCACATGGGGGGTGTTTTACCATCCTGACTCGACGGGCAAGGCACAGGCCAATATCATACTGCTAAATGCGTTCCGGGAGAGGATGGAGTTTCCGCGATTGAAGCAGGTTGCCATCGAACAGTATAAGGACTGGAAGCCGGACGGGGTGATAATTGAGAAGAAGGCGTCCGGGGCCCCGCTGATATACGAGATGCGGTCGATGGGCATACCGGTGCAAGAGTTCACGCCCAGTAAGGGGCAGGACAAGATAAGTCGGCTAAATGCCGTGTCAGATGTGTTTGCAAGTGGTAGAGTATGGGCACCTGAGACAAGGTGGGCGGAAGAAGTCATAGATGAGGTAGCGGCGTTCCCGGCGGGTGAACATGATGACTACGTGGATAGTGTGTCGCTGGCGTTGATGAGGTTCCGCAAGGGTGGGTATATCGGCACATCGCTGGATGCGCCGGATGAACTCGATTATTTCAGACGGCGTAAAGTACAGGGTTACTACTAAAGGAAATAACAGATGGCGACGAACAGTATAGATAAGGCGCTGAACCAAGCCCCGATGGGGTTGATTGGGTTGAGCGAGGGCGACTCCCCTGACCTTGAGATTGAGATTGAGAACCCGGAAGGGGTGACTATTGGTATGGACGGCATGGAGATTAATCTCGAGCCGGAGAAAGAAGAACCCTCGGATGACTTCAGTGCTAACCTCGCTGATGAGATGGATGCTAAGGAGTTGGCTACGCTGGCGGGCGATTTGTTAGGGGACTTTGATGACGACATCAGTTCGCGCAAGGACTGGATACAGACATATGTAGACGGGCTTGAGTTGCTGGGGTTGAAAGTAGAAGACCGTACAGAGCCGTGGCCCGGGGCATGTGGTGTGTATCACCCGCTGTTAAGTGAAGCGCTGGTCAAGTTCCAAGCTGAAACCATGATGGAGACGTTTCCAGCGGCGGGCCCTGTCAAGACCAAGATTATTGGCAAAGAAACACCGGAAAAGCGTGATGCGGCACTGCGCGTCAAGGATGATATGAATCACCAGCTCACGGACGATATGGTGGAGTACCGCCCGGAACATGAGCGTATGTTGTGGGGCCTTGGGTTATCAGGCAATGCGTTCAAGAAGGTGTATTACGACCCGTCGTTTGAACGGCAGGTAGCTATATTTGTACCGGCGGAAGATGTAGTGGTGCCTTACGGAGCCTCTAATATTCAGACTGCCGAGCGTGTAACCCACGTCATGCGCAAGACCCCCAACGAGATAAGAAAGCTACAGACGGCGGGATTCTACCGTGATGTGGACTTGGGTGACCCGGTCAATACGCTGGATGAGGTTGACAAGAAGATAGCTGAGAAAATGGGCTTCAACGCCAGCTCGGACGACCGGTTTAAACTGTTGGAGATGCACGTCAATCTGAATCTGCCGGGGTATGAGGACAAGGATGAGGATGGCGAGGAGACAGGTATAGCGCTGCCCTACGTGGTGACGCTGGAGAAAAACACGATGGAAGTTTTGGCTATCCGTCGCAACTGGAATCCGAACGATGAAACTAGGCAAAAAAGAAATCATTTTGTTCATTACTCGTATATACCCGGTTTTGGCTTTTACGCTTTTGGGCTTATACATCTTATTGGTGCTTTCGCTAAGTCTGGCACTTCTCTCATACGCCAGCTAGTCGATGCAGGTACGTTATCGAATCTGCCCGGTGGGTTCAAAACCAAAGGGCTTCGGGTTAAAGGCGATGATACGCCCATAAGCCCCGCAGAGTTCCGCGATGTGGATGTGGGTTCCGGTACGTTGCGCGATAACATCATGCCACTGCCGTACAAAGAGCCGAGTCAGGTGTTGTATAGCTTGCTGGGTACCATCGTGGAAGAAGGCAGGCGGTTTGCTAGTGCTGCTGATTTGAAAATATCCGATATGTCTGCGGAGTCTCCGGTAGGCACTACATTGGCGATTCTTGAGCGCACATTGAAGGTAATGAGTGCGGTGCAGGCGCGAATCCACTACGCGATGAAGCAAGAGTTTAAGTTGCTAAAAGACATCATCCGCGACTACACGCCGGATGAATACACTTACGAGCCGGAAGAAGGCACACCACGTGCCAAGAAGTCGGACTATGACTTGGTTGAAGTTATACCGGTAAGTGACCCCAACGCCGCAACAATGGCGCAGAAAGTAGTACAGTACCAAGCAGTTATGCAGTTGGCCGCAGGTGCCCCCCAGTTGTACGATTTGCCGTATTTGCACCGGCAGATGCTGGAGGTTTTGGGAATCAAAGAAGCCAGCAAACTTGTTCCGATGAGCGACGACCAGAAACCGACAGACCCGGTGTCTGAGAATATGAACATATTGAACAGCAAACCTGTCAAGGCGTTCATATATCAAGACCACCAAGCGCACATCACAGTCCATATGTCTGCGATGCAAGACCCGAAGATAGCGCAGATTATGGGACAAAACCCGCAAGTACAGTCAATGATGGCGGCTATGAACGCGCACATTTCAGAGCATTTGGCGTTTGAGTACCGCAAACAACTGGAAGAGCAGTTGGGTGTTCCGTATCCGGCTCCCGATGCCAAGATGGATGAAGAGACAGAACTTCAGATTTCTCGTCTGGCAGCAATGGCAGCGCAGCAGTTACTTCAGAAAAACCAAGCAGAAGCCGCACAGCAGCAAGCGCAACAGATGGCGCAAGACCCGCTGGTTCAAATGCAGCAGAAAGAACTGGAGCTGAAGGAACGCGAGGTTACGATGAAAGAAAAGAAGGCGATGGCTGAAGCGGCTGAGAAGGCTGACCGGCTTGAGCTGGAAGAGGAGAGGATTAATTCGCAAGAGCGCATAGCAGGTATGCAGGTTGGCGCGAAAATAGCGACAGACAAGGCAGCGCTGGAAGCGAAACAGAAACAAGACGCCATGCGAATGGTACTTGAGGCAGCAAAAGAGGCTGACCGTATCGGTTCAGCTACACAACCACCACAAAAACCAGAAGGAGAATAAATGAACACCGACCTTTTACAGTATCTTTCACAGAGGATACAAGAGGAGCGCAAAGCATTAGCAGATGACCTTAGCTTAGGTAAAGCCAAAGAACACGGGGATTACAAATATACCTGTGGGGTGATACGTGGGCTACTCATCGTAAACAACATGATTATCGAAACCGCAGAACGGCTGGAGAGGGAAGAAAATGAGTGATTTATTAATCGGCGCAGACCCCGACAATATAGATGATGTAACGGTTCTACCTGAAACGGCAGAGCAGAAAGCAAAGCAGCTACCAGACCCTTCTGGTTATCGCATTTTATGCGGTATACCGGAGATTGAAGATAAGTTTGATAGCGGGTTAGCAAAGGCTAACCAGACGATGCAGTATGAAGAATTACTGACTACTGTGTTATTCGTGATAAAGATGGGGCCGGATTGTTATAAGGATTCGGGGCGCTTTCCAAGCGGTGCATGGTGTAAAGAGGGTGATTTTATCCTTGTAAGACCCCATGCAGGCACCCGTGTGAAGATACACGGACGGGAGTTTCGGATTATTAACGACGATGCGGTAGAAGGTGTTGTGGAAGACCCAAGGGGGATTAGCCGTGGGTAAAGAAATAAAAACTACAACATCGAAAACCTAGGAGAAATATATGAACACAGTAGCTAAACCCCAGAAAGATGATTTTGAGTTTGAAGTTGAAGGTGAAGAAGCGGTACTGCCGCAGGTAGAAGTAGAGGACGACACTCCGGAAGAAGACCGTGGTCGGAGCCCCATGCCGGAAGACATCGTGCGGGAGCTTGAAGCCGATGAGATGGAAGAGTATTCGGACAAGGTCAAAACCCGCATGAAACAGATGAAGAAAGTCTGGCATGACGAGCGCAGGGAGAAAGAACGCGCACTGCGTGAGCAGAGAGAGGCGATTGAGTTTGCCAAGGCGGTAGCCGAGGAAAACAAGAAGTTGAAGAGTACGTTGAGTCGGGGGGAACAAACCCTCGTTGATACGTATAAGCAGGCGGCGGAATTGGAGCTTGATGCGGCGAAGAGACAGTATAAAGAAGCCTACGAAGCGGGTAATTCTGACCTACTGTTAGCGGCGCAAGAGAAGCTCAATGCAGCCGGATATAAGATGGAACAGGTTAAGAACTTTAAACCTGCCCCTTTACAAGAGGAAGAAACTAGTGTAAATATTCAGCCATCAGTGGTACAGAAACCACAGGTGGACGAAAAAACGATTGCGTGGCAAAAGCGTAATACGTGGTGGGGTAGTCCAGAACACGCGGATATGACTGCGTTGGCACTGGGAGTTCACCAGAAATTAGAGAACCAGTACGGCAGGCAATATGTTGGTACTGATGAATATTGGCAGAACATTGACACCACAATGCGCCGCCGATTCCCTGAAATGTTTGAAGAAGAAGTAAAAACGACGACCGGGGGCGGCAAGCCCGGTGCCCGCGCAGAAAGTAGCAAACCTGCCACAGTGGTTGCTCCGGCATCCAGAAGCACATCCTCCACCAAGGTGAAGCTAACAGCATCGCAAGTAAGTATTGCGAAAAAGCTGGGTTTGACTCCCGAGCAATATGCCCGGGCACAACAGAAACTGAATACGGAGAAATAACATGGCTAATAGAAACGATCTTGCACGCGAATTTGAAACCCGTAGCGCCACCGAACGGCCTAAGTCTTGGCAACCGGCCTCAACATTACCGGAACCAGATAAGCAGCCGGGGTACGCATACAGGTGGGTTAGAGTCTCGACCCTGAGCATGGCAGACCCACGAAACATATCCGCAAAATTGCGAGAAGGGTGGGAGCCTGTGAGGATTGAAGAACAACCAAAATTCAAATTGATGGTTGACCCCAATAGTCGTTTTAAAGACAACATTGAGGTAGCAGGTTTGTTGCTTTGCAAGATTCCTGAAGAGTTCATGGAACAACGGAAACAGTATTTTTCCGCTAAAAACCGTGACCAGATTGAGTCTGTGGACAACAATTTTATGCGCGAGAACGACCCAAGGATGCCGCTTTTTAAGGAGCGTAAGTCCACAACGTCGTTTGGAAAAGGTAAATAAACTTAAACAATTTTAGGAGAAGTTAAATGGCATATCCTTCCGTTTCAGCCCCTTACGGGCTTAGGCCGATCAATTTGATCGGTGGGCAGGTCTTTGCTGGCTCTACCCGTTCAATTCCTATTGGCTCCGGCAACGATACTTCTATTTTTTATGGTGACGTTGTAAAGCTGGATTCTTCAGGTCTTTTGCAGAAAGATGTCGGCACGGACACCGCTACCCCAGTTGGTGTTTTTCTGGGTTGCAGTTACACAGACCCGCAGTATGGTCTGACTTTCCGCCAGTATTATGCGGCGGATACCGTGGCTAGTGATATTGTTGGCTACGTTTTGGACGACCCGGATGCACTGTTTAAAGTAGCTGTTGTCTCTGCTACTACCACAATCGGGTATGTAAATCGTACTGCTGTTGGCAACAACACTGTTCTGGTTCAGAACTCCGGTTCTACCGTTACGGGTAATTCTGCTGTAGCAGTAGACGATAACACTGGTACTACGGCAACTTTCCCAATCCGTATTATTGATGTTGTCCCAGAAACAGCTATTGCGGGTTACCCAAGTTCGTACACTGAGGTTATTGTTAAGTGGAACGCGCCTAACGTGACTAGTCAAACTGTAGCAGGCGGGCATCAGTATCTTAACCCGACCGGCATTTAAGGAGAACATAAATGGCAATTTCACGCGCACAATTACTTAAAGAACTGCTCCCCGGCTTGAACGCCCTTTTCGGTCTGGAATATGCCCGATACGGCGAAGAGCATAAGGAGATATTTGATACCGAGACTTCAGAGCGTTCGTTTGAAGAGGAAACCAAGCTGTCAGGCTTCTCCGCCGCCCCGGTGAAGAACGAAGGCAGTGCGATAGCCTACGATAACGCGCAGGAAGTGTTTACTGCTCGGTACAACCACGAGACGATTGCTCTTGGTTTCTCACTGACTGAAGAGGCCATTGAGGACAACCTGTACGATTCACTGTCGTCCCGGTACACCAAGGCTCTTGCTCGGGCTATGGCATACACCAAGCAGATC